ACAGGCCGCAGGTAAATGGGAAACACAGCAAGGCGGTGAGTATTACGCAGCCGGTGTCGGCTCAGCAATTACAGGACGTGGTGCCGATTTATTAATTATCGATGACCCGCACACTGAACAAGATGCTATGAACAAAGATGCTATGGAAAGAACTTTCGAATGGTATACATCAGGTCCTCGTCAACGTCTCCAGCCAGGCGGTACCATTATTGTGGTAATGACAAGATGGAATACCAAGGATCTGACAGGGAGATTACTTGGCGCGCAGCGAGAGGCTAAAGCTGATCAGTGGGAGATCATAGAGTTCCCAGCTATCATGCCAACAGGCAAACCTTTGTGGCCAGAGTATTGGAAGTTAGAAGAATTAGAAGCAGTGAAAGCATCTACAGGTATCCAGAAATGGAATTCTCAGTATATGCAAAACCCAACATCAGAAGAAGGAGCTATCATTAAACGTGAGTGGTGGAATATTTGGGACAAAGAATATATCCCTGCATTGAAGCACGTCATACAATCTTACGATACAGCCTTTGGTAAGAAACAAACCGCAGATTACTCTGCAATCACGACCTGGGGTGTGTTTTATGAAAATGATGACAGTCCTGCTAATTTGATATTATTAGATTCTAAAAAGGGTCGGTATGATTTTCCAGAGCTGAAACAAGTTGCTATGGAGCAATATAAGTATTGGGATCCTGATACAGTCATTGTTGAGGCCAAAGCATCAGGTCAACCTTTAACAGATGAGTTGAGGAAGATGGGTATACCGGTTGTCAACTATACTCCGTCAAAAGGAAACGATAAGCATACACGAGTAAATTCGGTTGCACCTTTGTTTGAATCTGGTATGATATGGGCTCCTGACCAGGAATTCGCTGAAGAGGTGATTGAGGAATGCGCAGCTTTCCCTTTTGGCGACCATGATGACCTTGTGGACTCGACCACACAAGCGATCATGAGATTTAGGCAGGGTGGTTTCGTTTTACATCCAGACGATGAGAAGGACGAACCTCTAAACAAAGTTAAAAGGAATTATTATTAATGAATTTGTTAAAATTATTAGCTCAAGTCTTCGGAAAAAAATTTATTCAAGACAACATTGGTAGAGCAACTAATGTTGTTAAGCCTACGAAGTTTGATGTTAATGCTCCTACTAAAGGTTTATATTCAGACGACGCTTTTAAAGATCCAAAACTTTTAGCTACAATCGAAGAGAAACTTAGAGAATATGCTCCAATGCAGTTTGCTAACAAAAACATGATGGAAGTTAGAAACTATGAGCAAAACTTAGAAAAATTTTTAAAAGCTAAAAACAAACAGATGGGTGTTACAGATCAAATGAAGTCTGTAAAAATTAACCCAGAGCTTTTAAGCATGACAGATGACAAATTAAATGCTCTAGCAAAAGAAGGAGAAGCTTTACAATCTAAAAAAGTTCTTACTGGTGAAGAAAGAGAAAGATTAGAATATATAGGTAATCTTTTAGAAGATGCACAAAAACTTCCAGAGACAGGTAAAGGTTTAGCAGAAGATCTTAGAGCAGCTGGTCTTAAACCTGAAGCAGAAATTTTTGATATTACAACAAAAGAGAAAATGTCTCCTGAAGGAATCATGTCTCTTAAAACGGATGTTGGTTTAGAAGAAGGAATAGAACCAGGAAGTCCATTAGCTAATCTAAAACAAGACATTGCTAAATTAAAAAAACAAGCAGAGAAAATGAAAACAACTGAGTCTACACTTGGAGAAGTTGTAGAGAATATGTTTGGTCCTATGGGTAAAAAATCAGTTCCTGATGTTTTAAGTGAAGGCAATAGAAGATCTTTGATCAGACAATTACTTATTGAAGATGAAGCTGTTAGAAAACAATTGTCACCAGAAGAGTTTGATGATTTAGTTTTTGCAAAAGATTTAGATAAAGGCGCAGATCCAAATAAAGATCCATTAAAAATTATGGATAGATTCTATGAAAGAGACGAAGATCTCTTAGATATGTTAGATACAGTTATGGAAGATCTTCCACCAAATTCAACTCCAGCTGAAATTACAAAAGAATTTAAAAAAAGAACTGGCGGTTTAAAATTAAAAAAACCTAGAGACGAAAAAGCTGGTGGTGGCCTTAGCTACTTGATGGGGATGTAACATGGCCGAGTTTGGAACACCAGAAACTTGGAACATGAAGGTAGGTGACTTTATTGAAACAGAGTTACCAAAAGAAAAACCACAAGCACTTCTAGATTTACAAGAACAAAATAGAAAGCAAAGACTTTTAGATTCTTTACAAAAGATTGGTCCAGGTTTGATGGACGAGTCTTTAGATTTTATTAGAAGAGAAAACTTTGCTCGTGGCAGTGAGAAAGATTTAGGAAGTTTTATATACAAACCTGAAGTTCAAAAAGAAATAAAAAAACTTTATGATCAAGGTCTATCTTTAAGTGAAATTGTAGATAAAACTAAATATAGCAGATCAACAGTTAAAAGAGTTAAAAATATTCTAGGTTTAGAGACTATCTTTGAAAAAAATAAAAATACTGTTGAGAACGCTATTAAAAAATTAAAAAAAGAAAAAGGCAGAAATCCTACTCTTGCTGAAATGAAAAGAGAAACAGGTCTTAATGAAAAAACAATAAATAGAAACAAAGGTAATATAACTCTTTCTATGGGACAGAAAGTTGGAGAGTTTAAAGGAGCTGGAACTGCGGCTTCAGCTAAAATGTTTAAAGAAAAAAAAGTAAACAAACCAACAGCAACAAATTTTGATGGTACACCTGGAGTTAAATTTAAAGATAAAGCTCAAGAAAAAAAATATTTAGAAATCTTAGAAAAAAAGTATGACTACCCTATAAATTCTCCAGAGATTAAAGAGATTAATAAAAAACTTATGAAAGATTTTGGTTTGAATAAATTTTCTCTTGAAAGAATTAACTCTAGATTAGCAAAACAAAAAGGATTTGAATTTCCTAAAAAAGTTTATGATCCAGGATCTGAAAGAGATAGACAAAGGATTAGAGAGAAAAAAAGAGCAGAGGCACTTAAAAAAACATCTGATCCATCTATTGAAAGACAAATTCAAAAGGTCATAAAAAGTGTGAATCCAAAAGCTTTAGCAAAAGACGTTGATGTTGCACACAGGGCTTCTTTAATAGCTAACGCTGGTTTAGGTTCGGATTATTTAAGTACTTCATTAGGTATAGATAAAAAAATTGTTAATCAAAAATTAGTTAAACCTACGGAACAAAAATTAGGAAAACTTTATCAAGATCAAAAAAAATTAATTAAAGGATTGAAACCAGGAGAAGTTCCAAAAGACATTCAAAAGAAAATAGAAAAATTAAACATAAAAATATCAGAATTATCTGATAGAACAGATGGAGCCCTTCAAGGAGTTTTAGTAGACGAAAAAACTTTAAAACCTTCTATTTATGGAATCGATTATAAAAAAGTTTTAGGGGCAGGTTTAGTAGAAGACAAACCTTTAAAAGAAATAACTAAAGCAGATTTAGATTTAATTAAATTAAATCTTCCCTTACAGATAGAGTCAGCTAAAAAATTTAAGCCAGGCATGCAACCAGATGGTCAACTAAAAGATTTACCTGGAGGCAATGAGAAAGGTTTTCTTGGTGGAGAAAAACTTGCAAAAGCTGCCGGTCAAAAAGTTTTACAAGCATTAAAAGTTTTAGGACAGCCAAGTATAGCAGCTGGATTTGCAGCTGATGAATTAAGACAAGGTAATATTAAAACAGCTGGTGCAAGTTTATTAGCACCAGAACTTGTTGGATCATTAGCACCAACAGGACGAGGTATATTATCCACAATAGGAAGAATAGCAGCTAATCCTTTTGGCAAAGCTGCAAGAGCATTTACACCTGTTGGATTAGCAACCATCGGAGCAGGTGCATTAAAAGATGTTTACGATGAGTATAAAAGAAGAGAAGCTCTAACAGATGAAGAGAGACTAGCAGAAGATTTAGAGGCACAAGAAAAATTCGATGAAGTAATGATTGGTGCAGCTGAAGGTGGCAGAATAGGTTTTGCTGATGGACCAGATGAAAAAGGATTAAAGAGTCCAAGTAGAAGAAAATTTTTAAAAACGACAGGTAAACTAGCTGGTATTTTAGCACTATTACCTTTTGGTATTGGCAAAGGAGTTAAGGTGTTAGAGAAAACAGCGCCTGTTGTGGCTGAAGGTGCAAAACTTGGTTTTGATAATTTTTTAAAACTAGTAGCAAAAATTAAAGCGTTTGGTAAAGAGGATCCTGCAAGAACTACTTTGGAAAGACAAAAGGCCACTACCTACACTGGTAAAGACGGAAGTGAATATGAATTAATAGAAGACATGAGCACTGGCGACATTAGAATTACTAGAGACAAGGGTGGAGTAGGTGTTTCTGGAGATAAATCTACATTTGAATTTAGAATAGGTCAAGCAGATGAAACTACAAAAGGTAAAAAACCACCTGATGAGTATGATGAAGGTAAAGCCGTATTTGATCAAGAAGGAACCGTGGCTGATATAGACGATGTAGACGACGCAACAATTAAGGCAATAGAAGATGAAATTAACTAAGACAATACCACCAAAAAGAGGACCACAACCACAGGGCTTGCTTATTAATTACAATACTGTTAAACCTGTAAAATTGGAGAAAATAAATGGCAGACATAGACAAATCTCTTCCGAACGTCGAGCAAGAGATAAAAATACCATCACCTGAAGAACTAGAAGTTGCTCAACAAGAAGAGCAACAGAAAGTTGCTGAACAAGGTGAACCAGTAGAGATTACAGAAAACGAAGATGGGTCTGTAGATGTAAATTACGATCCGTCAATAGGTTCTGTTGAAGGTGGTCAAAATCATTACGACAACTTAGCAGAACATTTACCTGACGATGTATTAGGTAGACTAGGTTCAACACTTTTTCAAAATTACCAAGACTACAAAAATTCTAGAAAAGATTGGGAAAAATCTTACAGAGAAGGTTTAGATCTTTTAGGATTTAAATACGATAACAGAACTGAACCGTTTCAAGGTGCATCAGGTGCAACGCATCCTGTATTAGCAGAAGCTGTTACACAGTTCCAAGCGTTAGCTTACAAAGAATTATTACCTGCTAATGGTCCAGTTAGAACACAAATTTTAGGAGTGCCAACTCCAGAAAAAGAACAACAATCACAAAGAGTAAAAGATTTCATGAACTATCAGATCATGGATAAGATGAAAGACTATGAACCAGATTTTGATTCTATGTTATTTCATTTACCACTAGCAGGATCTGCTTTTAAAAAAGTCTACTATGACGAAGCAGCACAAATGGCCTGCTCTAAATTTGTTCCCGCAGATGACTTGATTGTGCCGTATACAGCTACCTCATTAGATGATGCGGAGTCAATCATTCATCGGGTTCAAATATCTGAAAACGAATTAAGAAAACAACAAGTTGCTGGTTTCTACAGAGACATAGATTTAAAACCAGGGCCAGTTAATGAAACAGATGTTCAAAGAAAAGAACGAGAACTAGAAGGTCAAAGCAAAGGCCGAGACGAAGATGTATTTAATTTATTAGAGTGTCATGTTCATTTAGATCTTGAAGGATTTGAAGACATGGGTGAAGATGGTGAACCAACAGGAATTAAACTTCCGTACGTTGTAACTATCGAAGAAAACTCTAGAGAAGTTTTATCAATCAAAAGAAATTACGAAGTAGGTGACCCACTAAGAAACAAAGTAGATTACTTTGTACATTTCAAATTTTTACCAGGACTTGGTTTTTATGGTTTTGGTTTAATACACATGATTGGTGGATTATCAAGAACAGCTACGGCTGCATTACGACAACTATTAGATGCTGGAACTTTATCAAACTTACCCGCAGGATTTAAGCAAAGAGGAATTAGAATCAGAGATGATGCACAATCTATTCAACCAGGTGAATTTAGAGATGTAGATGCACCAGGTGGTAACATCAGAGATTCATTCATGATGCTTCCTTTCAAAGAACCATCACAAACGTTATTAGCACTTATGGGCGTCGTAGTACAAGCAGGTCAAAGATTCGCTTCAATAGCAGACTTGCAGGTAGGTGAGGGTAATCAACAAGCGGCAGTGGGTACGACAGTAGCCTTGTTGGAAAGAGGTAGCAGAACAATGTCTGCGATTCATAAAAGAATTTATTCAGCCTTAAAACAAGAGTTCAAATTATTAGCAAGAGTTTTCAAGTTATATCTACCACAAGAATATCCTTACGATGTTGTTGGCGGTCAAAGGATGATAAAACAAATGGACTTTGACGATAGAGTAGATATATTGCCAGTTGCAGATCCAAACATTTTCTCTCAGACACAGCGTATTTCCCTCGCACAGTCGGAACTGCAGCTGGCAACATCCAATCCACAAATACATAACTTGTATCAAGCATACAGAAATATGTATGAAGCATTGGGTGTAAAAGATATTGACAAACTTCTAAAACGACCACAACCACCCATACCAAAGGACCCTGCATTAGAACACATTGATTCTCTTGCAGGGCGTCCGTTCCAAGCGTTCCCTGGTCAAGATCATAGAGCACATATAACTTCGCATTTAAATTTTATGGCAACTAACATGGCTAGAAATAATCCTATGATTATGGCTTCGTTAGAAAAAAATTGTTTTGAGCATATTTCTTTGATGGCACAAGAACAAGTTGAAGTAGAGTTTAGACAAGAGATGCAACAATTGATGATGATGCAACAAAATCCTCAAGCTGCAGCTAACCCACAAATGCAAATGCAAGCTAAAATGATTTCTGAAAAGATCGAAGCAAGAAAAGCACAATTAATTGCTGACATGATGGAAGAATTTATGAAAGAAGAGAAGAAAATTACTTCTCAATTTGATAATGACCCTATCGCTAAGTTAAGAGCAAGAGAACTTGACCTTCAAGCACAAGAAAATCAGAGAAAACGTGAAGAAGGTGAAGAGAGAATCAACTTAGATAAGATGAGAGCAATGATGAATCAACAAAATCAAGACGAAAAACTTGATCAAAACGAAGAATTAGCAAAATTAAGAGCTGATACATCTATCGAAAAGACAATTTTATCAAAAACTTTACCAAGTGCTAAAGATATGGGCCCTGGTAAAGTGATAATTAGGAGAGATGATGAGTAAGAAGATGACAAAACCAGAAAAAAAGGTTAAAAAGGTCATGAAGGAGTTTAAAAAAGGTAAACTCAACATAGGTAAGAGTGATAAGAAGGTAAAAAGTCGTAAACAAGCGATTGCGATTGCACTTTCTGAAGCTGGAAAAAGTAAAAGGAGCTAAAATGGCAGAAAAAAACAAAAAAGATCTTAACCACGAAATGTTTACGAACAAAGATGGTTATGCAACAGGTGGAGTTGAAGTTGAAATGACTGATCCGTCTGAAATGCAAGAACAAGAAGTTCAAGGTCAAGGAAATATTTTAGGCGAAAAGAAAAGAAAAGCTAAGTGGTACTAATATGTGGCTGCAAGCGATTAAATTAGCAGCGCAAGCTGGTTCAAAGATTTACGCTAACAGACAAAAAGCAAAAATGGCTATGTCTGAAGCACAATTATTGCATGCTGAAAAACAAGCCCGGGGTGAGGAAGCTTACCAAGGTAAATTGTTAGAAGCTAGGCAATCAGACCGGAAAGACGAGGCCGTACTTATAATCTT